CCTCAGCCGGTGTCTCAGCGGGCGCCTCCGCCGCAACAGGCGCCGGATCCACGGCGTCAGCGATCGTGCCCAATCCGGCGTTGATCGCGGCCACCTGGTCCTTCAGGAGCTGGATGTCGCTGGCGAAGCTGCCCTCGATCTCGTCCAGCCGCTGCGTGACGCGATCGTTGACGATCTGGTTGATGCTGCCTTCGTAGGATTGCAGTTCTTCGGCCAGTTGATCGACCGAGTGACGGTCGTTGCTGGACGAAGTGGCGTTCAGATTGCGCAGCGCGAGCCCGATGCGGGCAAAAACGTCATCCATGGGGAAGCCCCCTCCGTTTGCTGTGGGAAATCCACGACTAGCACAACGCGCGAAGGGCCGCATCGCCCCCCGCTTCCGTGCAAGTTCGTTCTGGCGTAGGTTCCGCCTGCGGGAGGAAAGCGCGAATGCCGGACGTATTCCTTGGATCGGGCGCGATGGTCATCGTATCCGCGGAGGACTACGACCTGACTGAGGCGCACGGCTGGCGCTGTTGGCGCGCCGGCGAGGACGAGAAAGTCATGGCCGTGGCGGATGTTCAAGCCCGGCGCCGCCGCTACCGCCTCCACCTGCATCGCGAGGTCGCCTTCCGCATGAGGCCGGATCTCGTGGCCGCCCCGGATCGAATGCGCGTAACCCCCCTGAACGGCAACTTCCTGGACGCCCGGAGAGAGAACCTTGAGATCGTGGCTAAGCCCGCCAAGCGCGGAAGAAAGCGCCGCCCCGCCGGTCACGCCACCGGCGTCTTCCGCGACAGCCGTGCCGAGCGAGGCCAGCCCGCCCGCGAGCCCCCCGCCTGGAGCCGCGCCGGATGTGGGCCTGCGGATGTTCGAGGCGATGGACAAGGCCGCCTTGGCGATGATTGCGGTGATCGAGAACGACACGGAAGTGGACGGGAAGCCGCAAGTCTCGATGTCCCAGCGGATGGAGGCGTTCGCGATGTGCGAGCGCTGGATGAACCGGCGCGCCAAGTCGCAGCCTGATAAGACCGGGGACGAGGGCGTCTCGCTGCTCCGGCAGATGATCTCCGATCCCAAGGAAGTGGTCGCCCGCCTGAAGGATGACCCGGAATTCCACAGCGAGTTGGAGCGGATCGGCTGGCTCCGGCCGCCTGAGAAGCTCAAGGGCCGGCCGACGACGGCCCAGGCCGAGCACCGCGCCGCCTACGAGGCCGCNCGCNCCGATCGCTACGGCGAAAGCCCCCCGGATCCCGATGCTGCCGCTGCGGCGGGCTGGGACCAATTCGGAATTGGAGATTCCAGCAATGCCTGAAANCCGCCTCGCCTATGTCCGCATCAAGCGCGACACTGGGCCCGACGCTCTGGTTCGGCCGGACGCGATCACCCACATCCTGCACAACACCTTCGTCAGGAAGGAAGGCGCCGAGAAGGTCGAGGTGCCGTGCCTCTCGATCCACCTCGGCCAGACCATGGTGATCCACACCGAGATGTCGGAAGGCGCACTCCTGCGGGCCATGGCCTCCGCGGCCGCGGTCTCGAGCGTGCCCGTCGTGGATCCGCAGGAATAGGACCATGCCGGCCTACATCGAGGTCCACGTCGTCGGGAACGGCCGCGGCTACATCGAGGCCGGCGGCGTCGCTGCGGTGCTCACGCCACCTGGCGGCGATGTTCACTCGGTCGGAACGACTGACGGACCCATCCGCGTCGTCCTGCGCGTCGGGCAGACCATGGACGTGGTTGGCGAAAGCGCCGGCATGATCCTGGCGCGCTGCTACGGCTCCCGGATGTCGGCCAAGGCCCGCAAGGACGCCGGNGGCGACGACTTCTTCGTGGACTACCTCGAGCCCATGGAGCGNCCGGAGTGAATTTCAAAGAGGAGGTCCGCTACACNCAGCGCTGGGTGCCAGGCTTCCTGCACTTCCTGACCCTCGTGAAGATCAGTTCCAAGGAANTGACGGTGCCGGGGCCCATCGTGCCCTACGAGGGCCAGCTTCGCTTCCTCGCGGAGTTGGACGAGGGCCTATCCATGGACCAGCACCTCTTCGTGGTCCTGAAAAGCCGCCAGCTTGGCATTTCGACCATCATGCTGGCCCTGGACATCTTCTGGCTTTTCATGTTCCCCGGCCTTCAGGGCGCCCTGATCGCCGACACCGACGAGAATCGGCAGGACTTCCGCATCACGATCACCCAGATGCTGGATTCGCTGCCGTTCGGCTTCAAAATCCCGGTCGCCACGCACAATCGCGCCGGCCTGGTCCTGAAAAACGGCTCGAGGCTGCGCTACATGGCGGCCGGAAAGGGCAAAAACCCCGATCTGGGCCGCTCCAAGGGCCTGAATTTCGTCCACGGGACCGAAGTTGCCACCTGGGGCGACCAAGACGGTTTCCGGTCGCTGATCGACTCCCTGTCCACGACGAACCCGCATCGCCTCTACGTCTTTGAGAGCACCGCGCGCGGCCACAACGTCTACTTCGATGTGCACAGCGAGGCGAAGCGCAATCCGAACCAGCGCGCCATGTTCATCGGCTGGTGGGCGAAACACCTCAACAGCATGGCCAAGACCGACCCCGACTTCGAGCGGTGGTGGGGAAGCCAGCCTGTCCTGAATGATCAGGAAGAGGCGATGGGCCAGCTCATCGAGGAGGACTACGGCGTCAAGCTGACGCCAGAGCAATGGGCGTGGTGGCGCCGCGAGGGCTCGATCCGCTCTGAGCAGAACCTCCTCCAGGAACACCCGTGGCATGAGCGCGTGGCGTTCCAGGAGACCGGCCACAGCTTCTTCAATCTCCGGCGCATCAACGAGGACATGGACCTCCTGCACCGCGGGCTCGTGACCTACGACGGCTACCGCTACGAGATGGGGAACAACTTTCTCACCATGCGCTGCGACAAGGTGCTCGAGGGCGCCCAGGCCGAACTGCGCATCTACGAGGGCCCGGTGAAGAACGCCCGCTATGCCATTGGCGTGGATGTGGCTTTCGGCCGGAGCGACACGAACGACCGTCACTCGATCCAGATCTTCCGCTGTTTCGCCGATCGACTGGTCCAGGTGGCGGAGTGGACCACCAGCATACCGGAAACGCGCCAAGTGGCGTGGGTTCTGGCGCACCTCGCCGGCTCCTACCGGGACTGCATGATCAACCTCGAGGTCTCGGGGCCAGGTCTAGAGGTCATGACGCAGATGCGGATGCTGCGGCAGGACATTGAATTCTCGCACCTCCTGCACTCGCTTGAGGCGACCTTCGACGCCAAGCATGCGCTCGATCAGGCACGGTGGTTCCTCTATCACCGCCCCGACACGCCCGGCCAAGGCTATATGTATAACTGGAAATGCCTGGCGCTGGACACGCCGATCCCGACGCCCAGCGGATGGGCGACCATGGGCGAGCTGGCGGCTGGCGATACAGTCTTCGATGAGCGAGGGCAGCCCTGCACAGTGCTGGGGATTTCCCCCGTCAAACGGGGAGCCAAGTGCTTCAGGATCACCTTTGATGACGGCAGCCATATCGTAGCGGACGAGGATCACCTGTGGAGCGTTCACCGCCCACACTGGGGACAGACCGACAAGCTGCGGAAGACCTCTCAACTGCGCGCCGGCCAGCACACAATCCGCGTAGCCGGGCCCCTGAAGAACGCAGCCGTGGATCTTCCAATCGACCCCTACGTCCTAGGGGTATGGCTTGGCGACGGATACTCGCAGAGCGCCAGCTTCTGTGCCTCGCCTGACGATATGCCGGCGATCTCCGCGGCGCTTGAGGCTGCGGGAGCCACGCTGGGCGAGCCCCGACTCAACGGGACTGTCATGCGCCGGGCGATCACTGGACTGCGGGCAAAGCTTGCGGCCAACGGCCTCCTCCAAAACAAGCACATCCCGGTGGCCTATCTGCGCGGCTCCTATGAGCAACGCGTCGCGCTACTCCAAGGCTTGATGGACACGGATGGCAGCGCCGCAAAGAAGGCGGGCGGCCAGTGCTCATTCACCACGTCGAATCAGCCGCTCGCCGCTCACTTCGCAGTGCTCGTCCGATCACTGGGCATGAAGGCGAAATTCATCGTGCGCCGCCGGAAGATCAAAACCAGCGTTGGCGAAGTGGACTGCGCCGTAGCCTGGCAGTTCGGGTTCACGCCGCCGGCCGGGATCGTCCCGTTCCGGCTGCCCAGGAAGGCCGCCGTCATGGAGACGCGGCCCATCAAGCCCCGGCCGCACCATCACCGCATTGTCAAGATCGAGAAGGTCAGGTCGGTGCCGGTGAAATGCATCCTCGTGGATAGCCCATCCCACCTGTTTTTGGCTGGCGTGTCGATGATCCCGACGCACAACACCAACCACGATAATAAGCAGGAAATGTTCAATGGTTTCCGGGATGCCTACAGCACAGATCAAGTGATCATCAGATCATCGGCACTACTCGGCGAGATGGTTACTTTGCGCCAGAACGGGGTCTCGATCGGCGCGATGTCGGGCAAAAAGGATGACCGGCCCTTCGCCGCGGGCCTGGCCTGCTACGCGTGGCGGACCTGGATCCGCTTGAACATGATGCAGGAGGGGCGCACTTACGACCGCGAGATGCGCCTCCAGGAATCGCGGAAGGCGCTGGGTGAGAACGTCATCGAGGGGCTCATTCCGCAGTTCTTCGCCCGGAAAGAGGCGGAGCGGAAAGAGGCCTACCTTCAACAGCTTCTGGGGAATTGATCATGGCGTGGCGCGAAACCGAGCGGTCCAAGGCAGTCGTCGTCCGGAGCCGCTATCGCTGCACCGACTGCGGCCATGAGTTCGTTTGGCGCCATGAGGGCGAGAACGATGATCCGGTCTGCCCGATGTGCCCGGCTGAGGTGGCGGAAGGGCCCAGCGAGAAGCCCAAGGTCGAGTGGCAGCCGCCCCGGCCAGCGATCGGCACGGTCAAGAGCCGGGCGATCGACTATACGCAGGCGATGGTCGAGCAGCAGTTCGGGCTCACCGACTTCAACGACAACCAGCGCGTGGGCGACATCGGCTACAAGCCGCCGCCGCCGATGCAGACCGCGGAGCGCGAGAGCGCCATGCGGGAGATGCTCGAGGCCGGGATCCCGGAAGAGACCTCGAAGCAGATCACCGATGCCGCCGCGAATTTCTGGCAAGGGAACATGGGCGGCGCCAGCACTGAGCAGACGCTTGGACAGCAGGGCGTAGCGGCGCAAGCCTCAGCGGCGGCCAAGGCAGCCGGGGTCGATCCGATTGGGATGTTGGAAGCGGGCCGGGAAAAGGGCATCTTGCGCCCGGGCGGCTATAGTGTGGCTGCCGCCGTCGAAGCCTAAGCCTGGGGGGCTGGCGCTATGATCTTGCCGAATGACGAAGCGGCCCTTCTTAGGTTCGCTCGGGATCTGATCGATGAGTGCATGCACAGCCGCGAGCGCCGGCGCAGCATCTCAGCGATGTATCGGCAGCTTTACTACACCGGGGCGGTGAACGGCTCGGTCTCGAAATACAATCGCTGCTTCAGCCATGTGGACAAGCTCTCGAGCTTCATCTTCTCGCCGGCGGACCTCCGCTACACCGTGGAGTTCGACGGGGACTCCCTCGACGCCTGGCAAGATCGCTGCGAGGCGACGACCAACTTCCTGAACCGCAAGTTCCGCTCCTCGAACTGCGGGCGGGCCTTGTCGGCGGGCAATGCGATCTCCTTGGTCGAAGGCGCCGCGATCGCGAAGCTGACTTGGGGCGCTGGGGGAAAGATCATCGGCTGGCCGATCCGGCCGTCGTTCTTCGGTGTGCTGCGCGAAGACATCACCGACCTGTCCCTCCAGGAGGCATTCGTTCACTCGTACTACGTCACCGAGTCCGGCTTCCGCCGCATGGTGCAGGGCAACCGGGATGCGAAGGAACTGGTCTCCAAGGTCACCACGATCTCGGCGCCGGTGAACTCGAACGACCTGACCGGCGACAGCTACTTCCACGAGATCATTACGCAGGGCATGGGCCCGATCAGCTTCACGCCCGGATCCTCGAACCGGACGGGCTACGGCACCGTCGCGCTCTCGGCGCCCATGGCGCCCTACCTCTCGCCCGAAGTGGTCGGCAAGCTGATCAAGGTCGATGACCTCTGGGTCTGGAACGACGAGGTGGAGGACGATCTCGGCCGCACGGGTGATTGGACGACCCTGCGCTACGTCGATCCCGGCATCCTGGTCGAAGGGAAGTACCGCAAGCGCAACCTGTCGGACATTCCGGGCGAGCACCCGTTCGTGAAGCTGTGCTCGAACGAGGTCGAGGGCTCGTTCTGGGGGATGTCGGAGATGGCCGTGCTGGCGCCGGCGCAGGACCAGCTCACGCGCCGGACGAACGACATCGACTCGCTCTGGAACCTGCGCGCCAAGCCGCCGCGGTCCTTCACGGGCTTCAACTCGGTGACGGAAGAGCGGGCTCGAGCCCTCCTGTCGCCCGGCGGCCAGATCACTGAACAGGCGATTGGTGCGAAGGTCGATAACCTTGCGCCCGAGATGCCGCCTGAAGCGCTCGACTACTTGGCCAAGCTCGAGGAGATCTTCGATGACGTGGGCGGCTTCACCAACATCCTGTCCGGCCAAGGCGAGCCTGGTGTTCGGGCTGGCGTTCATGCCGGGACACTGCTCCGGACATCCACCCCGCGCCTTCGGGATCGAGCGCTGCTGCTCGAGAACCAAGCTGGAGAGTTCGGCACCAAGGCCCTGAAGATGTTTCAGGCCAAGGAGGCCAAGGTCCAGGTGCCCGACGGCGACGCCACCAAGTCGTTCCTTCTCGCCCAACTGCCCGGCGACGCGATGGCCACCGTGGACAGTCACACCTCGAGCCCGGCCTTTGTGGAAGATGAGCGCCAGATGGCCTTCTCGCTGCTGAAAGCCGGCGCGATCGACGGCCGGACGCTGCTCGAGATGGTGCACCCGCCGCGGGAAGATCTCCTGAAGGAGCGCCTCAAGCAGTCGCAGGAAGCCCAGGCCAAGTGGGCGGCTGAGCATCCGGTGCAGGCCGCCGAACAGGCGAAGAAAAAATAATTAGGTCGATTGCTGCGATCCCCAAGTAACGGGGAAAACGCGACATTAATGACGGTGCGGTAGGACTGCATCGGCAAGTCAAGGGCCTATTGCGCGCCAATTATGGCGGCGGCATACAGCAATTCACTTAGTCCTTGGGTTCCCAAGGTCTCTTGCAGAACGGTCGATCAATGGGTGGCGGAGCGTTCATGATGCCCCCGGCGGGGCCCGCGGATCCCGGTGGTACGCCCACCGCGAACGCCGGAACAGCCGCGGACGCCATGACCAAGGTTCGCGCAGCGATCGACATGCTGGAAGCGGCTCTTCCGGGGATCCCGGTCGGCACAGACCCTCACAAGTCGGTGCTCTCCGCGATCCAGCAGTTGTCGAAGACGGTTCCGCCGTCCGAGGCGATACCGGGAGTGCAGATGGCGACGCTGACTGGTCTCGCACAGACCGCCCAGCANTCCGCCCCGCTCCAGGCTCTGACGAGGGCGATGGGCCAGGGCCCGAATGTTCCCCCTGTGATGGGGCAATAGGAGAAGACCATGGCCGACTCGCNCGCCTTCAACCCGCCGAACNNTCAGCCCGTGGACAACGATCCCATGGTGATCAAGGTCAACATGAAGGAGACCGACTGGGGCAACCGCATGTCGGCCCAGCCGNACNTCAAGNAAGANCTGCCGATCAGCCACGTGAAGACCGGCTCCTAAGACCCGTACTGGCCCCCACCAGAGGATATTGACCCATGGCCGAAATCTCCGACACCGACCTCGCCACCTACCAGCGCGCCATGGGCCTCCTCAAGAAGCTTGAGTCGGATCCCAAGGCCAAGGGCCACTTCGAAACGGCCCTGAAGGCGGTGATCCCGGAGATCCGCACCGAAGCCGACACGGTTTCGGAGCACGTCGCGCCGCTCCTCGAGCCGGTCAATGCCCAGCTCACCAGGATCCAGGAGTCCTTGGACGCCCAAGCCGCCGAACGCACCGCCAACGCGGAGCGCCAGGCCGAGCAGAACCTGACGGACCAGTTCGCCAGCCTGCGCGCCAAGGGCCTCACCGATGCCGGCGAACAGGCCGTGAAGGAACTGATGGTGGCCCGCAACATCGCGGACCCCGAAGCCGCCTTCGCCCTGTTCGAGCGAAACAACCCGAAGCCGGCCGACGAGGCGCCCGCGTGGCAGCCCGACGGTTGGGACATCTCCTCGACGGCCAAAGCGGCCGGCATGCGGGACATGGAGGGGCTCTTCAAGAACGAGGACAAGTGGGGCGACGACGAAGCCGCCATTGCCCTCAACGAAATTCGGATCGGGAAAGCCGCGTAAGCGGTCTTTCCATAGCGGGGGACTAAAAAATGCCGATTGCTGGTACGGGCATGGTGCCCGCGAGCGGGGACATCTTCAACGAACTCGCCTCCGTCACGCGCCGCGCCTTCGTCCCCAAGCTCGTGGTGCAGATCTACAAGGCTGCACCCTTCCTCTCGATGGCGATGCGGAACGCCCAGCGCGCCCGCGGCGGCATGAGCCAGATCACGCTGCCGGTGCAAGGCGCCAGCTACGTGAACTTCGGATGGACGGACTACTCGGGCTCCTTCCCGCAGCCGCAGGTGCAAGCCGCGGCGCAGAACGCCCAGTTCAACCTGTCCGTCGGCGTGGTTCCGATCCCGCTGCTCGGCTTTGAAAGCCTGATCCAGGCCACCGAGGCCCTGATCCCGATCGTCCGGGCCCGGATGACCGACGCCAAGACCGTCGCGGTCCAGGCGATCGCCTCGGCCCTGTTCGGCTCCTCGGCCGGCAACAACCTGGCCATCAACGGCCTGAAGGATGTCTACGACAACGGCGTCCTGGTCCCGGCCTACGGCGGCATCAGCCGCTCGGCGAACACCTTCTGGAAGTCGAACATCATCTCGACCTCCGTCACCCCGTCGCGGAGCACCATGATCGGTCAGATCATGCAGTGCACCCAGTTCGCCGGTGGCGAGGCGCCGGACATGGTGATCATGTCCCTGTCGGACTGGACCACGCTGGCCACCGACTTCCTGACCCAGGAACGCTTCAACACCGATCCGGGCTCGCGCTACGGCAACGACGACGCCGTGAACGCCGGCTTCCGCGCGGTCATGCTGGGCAACACGCCCTTCCTGGCCGACCCCTTCTGCCCGAAGGGGACCGCGTACCTGATCAACTCGAAGTACCTTTCGCTCTACCTCTCCGAGGACGCCAACTTCGCGTTCTCGGGCTTCCAGAGCACCATGGCCAACAACCAGATCGCGGCCGTCGGCGCCGTCATCGCGGCGATGGCCCTGGTCTGCGCGAAGCCCAGCTCGGGGATGCAGCTTTCCAACGTCGCCGGGGGCGCCTTCTAAGGCCGCTTTCGGCAAGGGTGGCTCCGGAGGGGCCGCTCGAGACCAACTTTAACGGGGGTAAACTACGATGGCTCTTAGCCGCCAAGCCGGACCCGGGATGCTTCTGCCCATCCTGTTCCCGGTCTTCAACCGCAGCCCCGTTGCGGGTCAGCCCAGCTTTGCCAACCAAGCGGCCGGGCCGGTCACGCTCGCCGCCGGGCAGATCTACGTCATTCCGGCGGGCCAGTTCATGGTCCAGCCCGGGGACTACACCTTCCTTCAGGTGAAGGACTCGATCACCGGCATCTGGAAGATGATGTCCACCGACCCGTCCGCGGCTCGGGTGGTCCTGTCGGATGGCCAGAACTTCCGTCTGGCGAACCTCACCGGCTGCGCCGTCGGTGCGCTCGTCACCAACGTGGGCTCCGGCTACACCTCGGCCCCGACCGTCACGGCCTCGGCCGGCGGCTCGACCTGGACCGCGATCGTCGGCGGCGCCATCAACGCGACCGTCACGATCACCACGGCCGGCGCCGGCTACGTCAACCCGCCGACGCTCCTGATCGACCCGCCGCCGTCCGGTGGCGTGCAGGCCACCGCGGTCGCCACGATCTCGGCCGGCGCGATCTCGGCCGTCACCGTGACCAACCAAGGCGCGGGCTATCTGACTGCTCCGACCATCACGGTCTTGCCGGATCCGCGCGACACGCCGACCACCAATGCGGTGCTGACGGTCAACGCGACCCTGGCTGGTGCGCAGACCGTCACGGCGGTGATCTGCACCGCGCCGGGCCTGCCGCAGACCTCGGTGCCGACGCTCGCCTTCTCCGGCGGCGGCGGTTCCTCGGCGGCCGCGACCCTGATTGGGGCCTACACCCTCACCGGCTACTCGGTGGGCACCGCGGGCGCCGTCTACGGCAACGCCCAGCCGGTGATCACCTACGCCTGCGGTGGTCTGGTCACCACCGCGCCCGGCGCCACGGTCAACCCGGCCATCAGCACCGACCTCTTCACGCCGCGGCAAGGGCAGATCCTGTCCACCTCGACGGCCGGCGGTGCGCTGACCACGGGTGGCTTCATCATCGACGGGGGCCTGTTCCAGAACCTGCCCACCACGATGACGCTGGCGACCAATGCGGTTCCGACGACCCAGGCGGTGGCCACTCTGACCATCGGCGGCGTGACCGACAGTTCGATCATCTACCCGATCTAACGCTGGGGGGCGGTAGTTGGGGGACGAGGGAGCGGCGGGGGCGACCTCGCCGCTCTTTCTCGTTAAGGTTCCTCGATCACGGGGGTGAACGGTGCTTCTTTCGACCTACATCCAGAGCACGAGGGATCTGCTCCACGACAACAATGCGAATTTCTACACGGATGCGCAGCTTACCCGGTGGATCAACCGGGCGCGGCGCCAAGTGGCGAAAATCGGGGAGTGCGTGCGGATCCTGCCGCCGAGCACGGCTTCGGTCGCCTCGGTCACCGTGGTCAATGGCGGCTCCGGCTACACCACGGGCACCGCAACCTTCGCAGGCCCGGACGCCAACGGTCCCAACTTCGTGACGGCCTTGGGCGCTCCGACGTTCAGCGGCGGCGCTCTGGCCTCAGTGGNGGTCAACACGGCCGGGACGGGCTATGTGGCCCCGCCGGCGGTCACCATCGCCGGCAACGGCACGAACGCCACTGCGACGGCTGTCCTGACGCCGCATGTGGCCACGGTGGTGAACCAGGAGGTCTACGCGATCTCCTCGGTGGCCGCGATCATCCAGTCCCTCTACCCCGGCGCCGGTGACATCTTGGGCATTCAGGGGATCTCGATCTCGTGGGGCGCCCAGAAGCCGACGCTGGACCGCACCGACTTCTCCGCCTTCCAGGCCATGCTGCGGTCGTGGCAGGGCGGCATGCAGGGGCCGCCGAGCGTCTGGGCGCAGCTTGGGCAGGGCTCGACGGGCTCGATCTACCTCTGGCCCATCCCGACGATGGTCAGCCGCATGGACTGGGACTGCTACTGCGGAGTGGCGGATCTCGTCGGCACCAGCGTCCCGGACCTCATCCCGGAGCCGTGGTCGGAGCCGGCCTTCTACTACGCGGCGATGCTGGCCTATCAGTACGCCCAGCGCCCGGACGATGCCCGGACCATGCAGAGCGAATACGCTCGCACCATGCTCGANGCTCGCGCCGCGGTGAGCACGCCGCTGGTCCCGAGCTTCTATGGCGGAGGTGATCGCTACTACTGATGGCCGGCAATTCACCCGACCTGGCGCTTCCTGGGCGGAACCTCCAGACGCAGGAGGATCCGCGGCCCTTCACGCTGGAAGAATTCGGCAGCATCGACACGAAGTCCAAGCGCCCGGCCATCGCGCCGAAGGACTTCTATTGGATCGAGAACTGGATGCCGATTGGGCCCGGCAACATGCGGACCCTGTGGGGCGAAGAGGCGACCCCGATCTACACCACGTCGAACCCGCGCACGATCATCCACTACGACTTCTACAACATCGCCTCGACGCGCTACTGCGCCGTCTTCCTGGACGATGGGACCGCGGTGCAGGTGAACACCGCGACGCTGGCCACGACGACGATCTCGGCCTCGGCGAACAAGTTCTACACGGCGGGCGGCACGCAGCCGGCNACCTGCCAGTACCAGTCCAAGTACCTTTCGATCGCCTCGCAGGTGGCGGCCGATGCCTACTGGGTCTGGGATGGCGCGTCGCTGTTCGGCCCGGGCACCCTGGCGCCGGACGTGACCCTGACGAATTCCGGGCTGTCCTATGCCTCGGCGCCGACAGTGACGGCCTTCGGCGGCAGCGGCTCGGGCGCCACCTTCACCGCCACCGTCTCCAACAACTCCGTGACCGACGTGAAGGTGACGAACCCCGGCTCCGGCTGGGTGAAGGGCGAACTCGTCACGCTGATCTTCTCCGGCGGCGGCTCCGATACGCAGGCCCGGGCGACGCGACCGTCGTGACCTCGAGCGGCGGCGTGGCGATCGTCACGGTCACCAACGGAGGGTCCGGGTACTCGAAGCCGCTCGTGACCTTCTCCGGCGGCGGCGGCTCGGGCGCCAAGGCGTTTGTCTCGGGCGCCGCCAATGGCGTGGTGACCGAGATCACCGTCACCGACCCCGGCAGCGGCTACACCTCCAACCCCGCCGTCGCGGTCGCGGACTCTGGCGGCGGCACGGGCTCCGGCGCCACGGCCGTCTGCGAGATCCGCCGCGGCCAAGTCACCGCGATCACCGTGAACAGCGGTGGTTCTGGCTACACCGGCGTGCCGGATGTGCAGATCTCGGCGCCGAACGACTTCGGCTTCCCGAACATTCAGGCGGAGGCCTATGCCACGATCTCCGCCGGCGCGGTGACGGCGATCACCATGACCGTGATGGGCGTGGGCTATAAGAGCGCCGCGGTGGACCTGGCCGGCGGCAACAACTCCGCGCAGGCCACGATCAAGCTCATGCCCTACGGCATCAAGGGCACCTCGATCGAGACCTACCAGAACCGCATCTGGGTCGCGACGGACACCAAGTTCTCCTACACGGCCGCCGGTAGCGTGGCCGACTTCTCCGGAATCAGCGGTGGCGGCTCATCGCCGGCGACGGACGCGTTCCTGCGCGAGAAGATTGTCCGCATGATGCAGGCGAACGGGTTCCTCTACTATTTCGGGGACTCGAGCATCAACGTGATCTCGAACGTCCAGACCAGCTCGCTGGGGGTGACCTCGTTCAACAACTCGAACGTGGACCCGCAGATCGGCTCGGCTTGGCGCGACTCCATCCGATCCTTCGGCCGGGCGCTGGTCTTCGCCAATCCCACCGGGGTCTACGCGCTCTACGGCGGCGCGGCGGAGAAGGTCTCCGGCCCGCTGGACGGGCTGTTCCAAAAGGCCAACTTCACCACCGGCGTGACCCCCAGCGCCTGCGTGGCCACGATCTTCAGCATCCGCGTCTACTGCCTGCTCATGACCACGACGGACCCGACCACGGGCATCGAGCGGCCCATGATGCTGATGTGGGACGGCCAGCGGTGGTTCGTCGGCTCGCAGGGCTTCACGCTCAACGACCTGGCCGGACAGGAGATCAACTCGATCCTCACCGGGTACGGCGCCAGCACCACGAAGATCGCGCGGCTGTTCCAGACGCCCTCGGCGTCGCTCTCCAAGCGCTTCAAGACCAAGCTGGTGTCGCCGACCTCCTACATCCTCTCGTCCACGGCCTACCACGTCTACTTCATGGCCCAGACGGAGACGACGGTCGGCGGCCCGGTGAACATCTCCCTGGTCAATGAGCAGGGCTCAAACCCGGTTGTCGCGACCGATGTCTCTGCTCAAGCGACGTGGACGAACAACTCGGGCGCGGTGTGCACTTGGAGCGGCCTGGCCGGCGCCGCCGCATCCTTCTCGTCCAAGGGCTTGGTCGTGAAGATGTATGACGACTCGCAGTATGGCCAACTGCTCGGGGCCGACGTGGATACGCTGGTCCCCGACATGACTTTCATCTCGATGACCCTGCTGCTAAAAGACTACTCGCCGAACGGCTGATCAGGGGGATTTTTCCATGGCCTTCAACAAGCCTGTGTTTGGGACCAACGAAGACCAGCCGCTGCGGGTGGAGAACCCGGATGGCACCTTCCTGGGCTCGCCGAGCAACCACAACCTCTATGACAGCCAACTGATCCGCGAGCCGACTATCCCGGGCGACTTCGACCGCAACCTCGATGTCTATCCGGACGGCGTGACGGGCAAGCCCAGGCCCTGACGTGCCTCTGGCGCAGATCCAGTATCCACCGCCCACGCCGCAAGGTCTGGACGAGTGGTTCTTTTCGCACCGCGAGCACCACACGGCGCTGAATCAGGCGATCACCGAGAAGACGGGCCAGAACCTTCAGGACTTCCCGATCTACCCCGTCCAGGAAGACGACCTGACGGGCTGGAACCGGGCCCACCAGGCGCTCCACACCCAGATGAATTTGGCGCTGGGCATCGCCGGCACGGACATTTCCACGCTGTCGCTGAAGGACAAGTCGAAGGACAACTGGTTCTTCGAGCACTTCAAGCAGCACGAGGCGGCGGCGCAACTCTGCGGCCAGCCGGTATGACGCCTCGCTGAAGTCGTGCTAAGGGTGGCTTCTGCCATCACGGGGGTGCGGCGTGGATCTTAACCCGACCATCAATACGTTCGCTCAGCCGGACGGCACATACTCGAGCGCAGACCCTTCGTCCGCTGCGGGCGGTGCGGGGTGGTGGCAAGCGCTTCAGGCGGCAAACCCGCAGCTTGCGCCGAGCGATCTGATCGCGAAATGGACGGACGCCACGAAGGCCGAGAACGAGGCCGCCACCCAGCAGTATAAGCACACCGTGCTGAACGCCGATGCCGGGCCGTTCAACAACCCGGGATTCTACCAGTTCCTGTCGCTCGTGGCGCCGATGCTCTCTGGCCCGCTTGGGCCGATCCTCGGTGAGGCCCTCGGGATCCCGGGCGGCGCCGGCGAGTTGGTCAATGCCGCTCGAGTGGGAAGCTCGCTGATCAGCGCGGGCGGCGGCGCGGCAGGCGCAGCGGCTTCCGGCGGCAATCCGCTGATCGGCGCTCTGACGGGCGGCCTGGGCTCGTTCGCCGGTTCTGCGCTGGGCGACTATCTTGGCCACCTTGGCGGCGCGGCTGGTGGGGCGGTGGATGCCGCAGCTTCGGGGCCCGCCCTCAGCCCCAGTGCTTTCGTGAGCGAGTTCAACGGCACAAACCCCCTTACGACGGCGCTTAGCGCTGGCGGCGGCGCTGCGCTGTCTCCGCTGACGGTCACGGGCGCGCCGAGTTCGTTGGTCTCCGGTCTCGGAGGAGCAGTGGGCGGCGCGGCTGGCGGCGCTGCGGTGTCTCCGCTGACCGTCACGGGCTCCGGTGCACCTCCGCCGACGAACGGCATTGGCGGCGTGACCGGCTCTGTCCTGTCCGGCGTCCTCAATGGACCCGCCACGCCCGGCACCGGACAGCCGACTGAGCCGGATGTCGATGCGGGCGATCAGGGCCCATCGAAGAGCAACCCCCTGCTCGGCGCCGTCGGCAACATCGCCGGCAGCTTGGGCACGTCGCTGCTGACCGGGCTTCTGCATCCGGGGGATTCTGGCCCCGCGGGCGCGGTTGGCCTGACGCCCGCAACGAACCCCACGGCTGCTGGCCCCACGCCCGGAGGCTCGACTTCGCCCGGGACTGGCGCTCCGGGCGGCGGCGCTCCTGGTACTCCGGCCGCGCCGCCTGTCGCCAACATCTCGGCCGGATCCGGCTCGAGCGGTTCCTCCGGCACGCCGGGCGGCGGGATGCTCAGCACCGGCGCGGCTGCGGCTGGATCGCCTGCGGCCGCGGCACCTGATATTTCCATCGACGGGTCCATGGCGCCGAACATCTACCCGTGGCGCCGCCAGGGAGCTGACGCATGAGCGACGTTTCCGCACTTGATGTCTGGGGTCGCCGGCTTGGCGGCGGCGCGGGCGGTGGTGGCCTAGGCGCTGCTGGCGGCCTGCTGGGCGGCATTCTGAGCGCATGGGGCAGCGGTGCCCCCTTGACGCCCACGGCTGGCTTCGGCGCTCCCGGGCAGATCGACAATGCCAGCGCCCTCGCGAAGTACGGCATCAACGACTTCTACGGGCCGCAGCCGGGCGCCGCTCCCCCGTCCTCGGCGCCTTCGAGCACGCCTGCCGCTTCGGAAGTGACGGTCAATGGCACTGCGCCTTCGTCGGCGGGTGCTGGCGCTGGCGCGTTGGCTGGCGGTGGTTCCGCGCTGACCCAAGCGTTGAACAATGGCGGCGCCTCTGATGCCCCGACTGTCGATCCGGCGGAAGTCGTGGCGGCCAAGAAGCAGCCCCTGGACTCGGTGGGGACCTTGGCCAACACCGGCCCGCTGACGCAGGCGCTGGACGGGCCGTCCCTGCCGGCGACCGCGGCTGTCCCCGACGCTCCGGTGCCCGATCCGGGCCAGCCGTTGGATCTCAAGTCGCTCGCCCTCACAGCGGGAGCGGCGGGNCTTGGCGGCTTGGCTGCTGGCGCACTGGCCGGGAACGGAGCCGATGGCATTGTGGCCACGCCCCCGAGCACCACCGCAACCCCGCCATCCGGTCTGATCCCGGACGCGCTGAAGCCCTACCTGCCGCTGATCGCGACGCTCGTCCCGGCGCTGGCCGGCGGTGCCGGCGGTGGCGGCACGGCTGGTCCGACCGACGCGCTGAGCGGCCTGGCCGGAAAGGCCTCGGATCTCGCTGATCGCCTGGGCAACGTGGCGACGGCCGGCATGGCTGGCGACATCGGCGGCCGCGGCATGAACTCGATCCGCCATATGGTCGATCGAGCCCAAGCGGCGATCCGCCAGCGGTATGCCGCGATGGGCATGTCGGGCTCGACGGCGGAAGACGACGATCTAAACGCCGCGGCTCAAGCCGGGGTGGACCAGCAATTCAAGGTCGGCCAGCAACTGGCGCAGACCGGCCTGAACGCCATCGCGGCCCTGACTGGCCAATCGGCGCAGATCTACACGGCGCTCCTGAACGCCGCGACGGCCAAGGACACGCGGACGGGCACGATCTTGGCCAACTTCGCAACCGCGGCCGGCAATGCGCTCGGGAAGCTGTAGGAGGGGAACATGGGCTCGGCTCTGAGCGACTACCTGGCGAGCAACTCTCCGGACATCGGAGCGGGGCTGTGGGCGAATGGCGTGCCGCAGGATGCGACGCCTGCGAACAGCAATGCGACGCCCACTGCTGCCCCAACCGCTCCGAAGACCATCACGCCGCCCCCGCCCGTTATCGTCCCCAAGGTGACCGCGCCTGGCGGCGCCTTGGACCAAGGGATCGATCTGACCAACAGAACCGCCGGCGCGGGCACTGCGCAGGTGGTGAACAACCCGATCATTCAGCAGTACCTCGACGCTGAGGCCCATAAGAACCAGGTCAACGCCGCGGCGGCTGACCAACTCGACGCGAAGAACCGGGAAATGGCTGCCGTCGCGGACGCGCCGCTGCCGGCGCATGCGGCTCTTCCGACCTTGGCTCCGATTACGAAGGAAACGGACGATCCGGCCTACGCCGCGGCCGCGAAGGCCAACCCCATCAAGACGCTGGGCATGTTCCTGCCGATCTTGGCGGCGTTCGGCGGCACGAAGACGAAGAACTTTGCTGAGGGCGCCCTGATCGCGGCGACGGGAGCGCTGAACGGCGCCGAAACGGCAAATGAAGCCCAACTGAAGCAGGCCCATGAAGCGTGGCTGGACAACACCAAGGCCGCGATCGACAACAACGCGCAGATGGTCGCCGAATATCGCATGGCGGCGGATGATCGGGCGCTCTCGATGGCCGACCGCACCGCGAAGATGGCCGGCATCGCGGCGAAGTACGGAGATGTCGTCGGCGCCGCGGCCTTGAGGGCTGGCGACCCGGCGGGAATCCTGCGTGTGGGCGAAATGACCCTGAAGGCGGGCGAGCACATCGATGTCGTGGTGCAGGAAGCTCAGAAGGAGGCCCAAGCTGCGGCTGAGCGCGAAGACGCCAATGCGCGGGAGTGGACTGCGCTTCAAATTCGCCAGCAACAGGTCGATCAGGCTGCTGGCAAGGCGTCCCCGAACGATGTCGTCGGCCGGATTATCGCAAGGGCTGCCACCCTTCCGAATGGCTACAACGATCTGACCCCTGCGGAAAAGGACGCCATCAAGCGAGCGACGGCTTACCAGCTCAAGATCCATCAGGGCCAAGGAAGCATGTTTAGCGGCGGCGCCGATGACGGCTCAGAGCCGTCGGGCACGGCCCCGCCGAAGTCGGCGGCGGCTATTGCGGCCCAAGAAGCATCGGACAATCGGACTATCGATCAGGTCACAGGCCCGACCGCCCAGCCCCCCCCGGCGCCCGCAGCGCCCGCGCCGGCGGCTCCGGCGGCTGCACCGGCGTCTCCCGCGCTGTTCGCGCCGTCCGAAGCCACCCTGAACGCTCGCGTGGCCGGAGCGAAAGCTGCTCTTGCGCGCGGCGCTAGCCGAGCCACGGTGAAATCGGTATGGGTCCAAGAGGGACTTCCGGCGGCGGAGTTCGACAAGCGGGTCAAGTAGATGGCGGATGATCCTTTCGCTGGTCTGGGTGCAGCGCCGGCGGCTGACGATCCGTTTGCCGCTCTAGGTGCTGAGCCTGCACCGCCGTCTGGGGGCGATCCGTTTGCCAATCTGGGGCGCCGCGATATGCCGAGCGCCTCGGCTGACACCGGCCCGACCTTCAAGGATCTGGTCACCCATCCCATCGACACGTTCTCGCGGCTGGCGGACTACGCTGGCCGCACCGCCGACTATTCCAAGTGGCACAGCCTGTCGGGCACCGCCGTGCGGATGGCCGGGGACGTTGGCTACAAGAGCGATGCCGAGCGGATGGGCCTCAACCCGACCACGGCGCTGGCCCTCCGACAGCAGGCAGAGCGCGATGCGGCCCCAGAGCCGGCGCATGGCTTCCTGCAAGGCACTGCCGGGCTGCTGGGCGGCCTGACGGGCTCTCTGGTCGATACGCCGCTGTTCCTGGCGTCCCCAGAGTTCAAGGGGCTGAAGTTCGGCCGCTATGCGCTGCCGGCCGTGGAGTCGGCGGCGCACCCTGTCGCCGCCAGCATCGCCAACCATGCCATCGGCAACGCCGCGCTCATGGGCGTGGTCGATCCTATCACCCAAGGCGGCAACATCATCCGCAATCAGCAGGACGGCTATGATCCCTTCTCGACGCTGGGGTCCATGGCCTTCGGCGCCACGTTCGGCGGCGGCCTTCATGCTGCTGGAGCGGTGGGACAGGCCATCCGCGAGGTCGGATCGGCGCTCGAGGGGGCCATCCCGAAGTGGGAAGAGCCCTATCTGCCCAAGGCGAGGCCTACGGCGCCCCAAGCGCAGCCGAATGCGCCGGTTGCGGGGCCCATCACCATCGATGACCTCTGGTCGCGCCTCGTGCACCGCGAATCGGGCGGAAATCAGGGGGCTGTGAGCCCGAAGGGCGCCTTCGGGACGGCCCAGCTCATGCCGGACACCGCCAGGCAGGTGGCAGAGGGCATTGGGCGCCCTGAACTGGCTGATACGGCCGCCCAGAACACCGCGGAAGGCGCTGCGGTCAACCAGTACCTCGGCCGGATCTATCTCGGGCAGCAACTGGCCCGCTTTGACGACCCGGCGCTGGCCTTGGCCGCCTACAACGCTGGTCCTGCGCGTGTGGCGGAGTGGATCCGCCGCTTCGGGTCGCCTGACGTGATCGGCCGCGGCAAGTTCATCGACATGATCCCGTTCAAGGAGACGCGGGACTATGTGCGGAACATCATGGGGAACAACCTCCCGGAGGAGGGCGCGCTCCATCCGGACGAGTACGCCGCATCCACGGATGCTCTGCACAGCCACTACCAGGACGGCGGCTATTTGCCCCCCTCAGAGGCCCCTGTAGTGGCTCCATACACCCCATATACGCCCGATATGGGGCCTGAAATGGCGCCCGAAAACGCCGCCGCGACCCAAGCGCAGAACGCCGCGGACGTGCAGGCGGATCTGGAGAAGCGTGCTGCCGGGTGGGATTCTGGAAATCCTGCCGAAAAAAGTGACCTCCCTCCCAAAAGTGATTTTCCGGGTGATTGGGCCCCCAAGCCGTCGCCCCCGGCGGCTCCGGTGCAGATCGGCCCGGGTGACCTGTGGCGCACGCCGCACGAAGATCTCCTGCGGCTCCGCGACCAGGTGGGGATGAGCGACGACGAGAAGCTCGTCCAGGCGCTGGGCCCGGAAGGCGCGGCGGACTTCAAGCGGCTGGACCGTGCGAGCAACAGCCAGGATCCGCGCCGCGCCGATGCGGCGATCGCGGAGATGCACGCCAAGTTCGGGAACCTGACGCCGGAGCAGGAGCGCCTGATCTATGGGATTGGCGAGACGGGTCCGCAGAAGGAAGAAATCAACACGGTCCTCGAGGCCCACAGCGATGTGATGAACGGCGACGATCGCGGCTGGCTTTCCTACATGGCGGCCGTGGCAGCGCGGCACACGAGCCCGGAAGAGTTCGCGGCCGTCCTGCGCGGAGAGGGTTCAGCGCGGGCCCAAGCCGACTTCGTGCGCATGCAGAAGGCCTATGAGGGTCTTCAGGCCCACGGCGTGGCTGCCGACCAAATTCCGAATGAGATGGCTCAAGCCCTCGTGGACCGCGCCGGCTGGTCCCCGAAGGACGCGAACGAGATCATCGGCGGCTTCGTGCATGAGATGGCTGCGATGCGAGGCGAAGCGCCGCCGCCCGTGCACCCGGCGCTGCCGGCGCCGGACACCGAGTTGGACATCACCGATCAGGCGCTGAACCAAATGCGCTCCGGGAAGCCCGTGAAAATGGGCGAGGGCAAGTCGCTCGCGGAAGCCCTGGTCGAAAAGGGCGGTATTCGCAATCAGGGCGGAGAGCTGGGCCGAGTTGCGGATGGCGGCGACAAATTCTGGAAGCTGCTGGTCCGCAAGAACACCGGCATGTCCCTCGAGGATGCGGCGGAGTTTGCGGAGCGCGAGGGCTACATCGGCAGAGGGAAGTTCGTCAGTCCCGAGTCGCGCGACGCCTATACGTCATACGACGTGGAGGGCCTCATCAAGGCGCTCGAGAAAGAGCGGGGCGGCGAGAAGGTCTACGCCGAAGACCGGATCAACCACCAGGCGCGCGCTCTGGCCGACCACATCTATGACCTCGAGCCCTTCCTGCACGAGTTGGGTGTGGACCCCTCGACGCACACGAACGCCGAGATCCGCGCGGCCATGGACCGGCATTTCCGGTCGGCCGGCGAGCACTCGTCGTTCTTGAGCGAGGCCGACCGTCTCAATGCAGAGGGCGCTCGGGCCGCGGAGATGGAACGCGCGATCCGGGACCGCGAGGCCGGCCGTGACCACGGGCCCATGGAAGAGGGTGGCCTGTGGGATGAGACGCGCCGCGGCGAGCAGAGCATGTTCGATGATCACTACCCGGACATGGATGAGGCCGGTGACCTTCTGATGCAGGGGCGCGGCAAGCGCACCGAACTTAGTCAGGCGGCGCGGCGCGTTGCCCAGCGCCACGAGATCGATGCCGCGACCCGCGGGCTATCGCCCGGAGAACGCCGCCGTGATGCCGTGCCGGCGACTGAGCGCGCCCCGAATTCCCCGGCACTGGCGTCCCTGACGGACATCTGGCGCTCCCTGAAGGAAGCCTTCGACGCCACGGTTCGGAAGGGGGTCAACTCGCCCAAGGCGCGCGGCACCTACAATCTCAAGACCGGCGCGATCCGACAGGTCGGCATCAACGATCTCTCGAACCTGGTGCACGAGCTGGCCCACGATCTCGAGTTCGGCAAGAAGCCGTCGTCTCTGCTGGCGACGATGGCCCAGCACTCCGAGACGCTGAAGCACTTCGACTACGACCAGAAGGCCCTGCGCCGCCACGAGGGCTTCGCGGAGTGGATGCGGTGGTACGTCACCAACCCCGAGATGGCCAAGCAGCGTGCGCCGCTGTTCTACGACGCCTTCGAGAAGGCGCTGGCGGCCGACGAGCCCAAGCTGCTCGAGGCCCTTCAGTCTGCCCAGACGAAGTACGGGGAGTTCATGGCCGCCCCGTCGATCGAAGCTGCGGCGCATTCGATCGCTCACCGCGGTCAGCCGGGCCTCATTCACTCGTTCCTGAACATCGCGAGCAGCAAGGGCACGAGCAATGCCGGTCTCGGCGCCGCCGTGCATATGGCTTGGCAGGAGGCCATGCACGAGGTCTATCGCGGCGTCGTGGACCAGCTTCACCCCTGGCGGCGGGCCGAAGAAGGGCTGATCGCCACAGCGCGCCGGAACGGCGTTTACCTCGAGCCCCGCGCTGCCAACAGCCCCACGGCGCTCCTGCGTCAAACGCCGGCGGTCTATGGGATCGGCCACGCCGACCTGATCTACGGCGTCCACGGCTACCATGAACTGAACCCGGGCTCCGCCAGTTTCGCGGCCGCGCTCGAGCACGCGTTTGGAACCAAGGGCTGGGACCTGTCGCGCGGTGGGATCCGGGACCAGTTCGATGCCTACCTGGAGGCGCGTCGCGTCCGCCATGACTTCACGCCCGGCCTCACCGGCGCCGAGCCGCCCCCCGGGACGACGAAGGCCTACTGGGACCAGATCGTTGACCAAGCGGAGGCGCGGCACCCTCAGTTCGTGCGCGCGGCCGAGATGGTCTACGACTACACCCAGGCGCTCTTCAAGAAGATGCACGACGCCGGCCTGATCACCGACGAGCAGCACCTCGAGGCCACCCAGCACAACCCGGACTACGTGCCGCTGCACAAGGACATCAGCGACCACAGCGACACCCCCGGCGGCGCGAAGGGGCGCAGCACCAAGTCGGCCGGCGGACTTCAGCGCCGCACGGGCCGGTCGTTCTCGCCGACCATGAGCCCGACCGACTCGATCATGCTGCACACCTACAACCTGAACGCCCGCATCGCCTTCAACGATGCGCTGCGGACCTTGGATGCCCTGGCCAGCATGGCCGGCCCGGGATCTGCGGCGATCATGGAGCGCGTCAAGGCGAAGGAGATGCACGCCGTCCAGACCAGCGTGAACGAAGTCTTCACCGCTGCCGCCAAGAAGGAGGGCCTGTCGAAGACGGACCAGCTTCTGGTGAAGCAGGCGCTGGAGGATGCGTTCGGCGTGGACGACGCCAAGGCCACGATCTACCGGGCCAAGGATGCCGGGGAGGATGGCCACCCGATCCTCTATATGTGGGACAAGGGCGAGCGCATCCCGCTGCGCATGCCTGATGGCATGTGGGGCCAGCACATGGTGGAGGCCTTCGCCGGCATGACGCCTCCGATGCGCAGCACCCTGTTCAACATCCTGCGGGCGCCGAGTTACCTGGCCCGCGCCGGCACTGTGCTGCACCCCAGCTTCGGCCTGATCACCAACCCGCTGCGCGACCAGATGACGGCGCCGTTCACCAGCGGTGGCGTGGGCTATCTGCCCGGCATCGATTGGGTGAAGGGGATGATGCACGAACTGAAGGGCGACGACGTGGCCCGGCAGTATGCCGTCGTCGGTGGCCACATGGGCGGCGCGCAGACTGCGGCCGAGCGCACGGCCCGGCTGAAGGCGGACATCAACGTCCTGCGCACCAAGGACATCGTAGCCCGCTACTTCGCGAGCCCAGAGGCGGTCATGCGGGCCATGGAACTCACCGAGACCGGCACGCGCCTCGGGGTGTTCGATAAGGGCCTTCAGCACTACGGCGCGGAGGGCATGACTCCGTGGGAGGCGGCTCGCGAGGCCGGCGCCAATGCGCGCGACATGATGGACTTCGACCGGCACGGCGCGTGGCCGGGGATGCGCGCCATGGCCCGGCTGGTGCCCTTCATGAATGCCTCGATCCAGGGCGTGGACAAGATGCTGCGGGTCGGCGCCAAGCTGGCCAACGCTGAAAAGATCTTCGGGGCCGGAGCGCAGGCGACCGCCAAGGAGCATCACGAATATGCCGACGCCGTGAAGCTGCTGATCGGCTTCGGGGCGATCGCCGTTGGCTCGCTGGGCATCCGCGCGGCGATGAAGGGCAACCCGAAGTTCGATGAAGCCGCGAACTACATGCGCGACACGGCGTGGGTTTTCCCGCTTGGGGAAGGCAATTTGGTGGGCCTGGTTCCGAAGCCCTTCGAGATCGCGTCCGGCGGCAACGTCATGGAGCGCGCCTACGAGGCGATGCACCTGAAGGACACGCACGCGTGGTGGAACATGGCGCAGGGCCTCGCGTCCAACCTGCTTCCCAATGTCGTCCCCACGGTCGTCCAACTCGGCGGAGGTCTAGCCTCCGGCCGCACGCAGCAGGGCGCGCCGATCGTTCCCGCCAATAAGGAGAAGATGGACCCGCAATTCCAGGTGGGTCCGCACACGAGCCTGATCGCTCAAGCGATCGGCAATGCGACGGCGGGCCTGCATACGGCCGGCAATGACATCGACTGGCGCCAGAGCCCCGCGAAGCTGGACTTCATCTTCAAGACGCTGTTCTCGTCGGCCGGCCGTGAGGCCCTGAACGCCACCGATGCTGTCGGCCATGCGGTGGGCATCAAGGGTGTGCCCAAGATCGATATGAGCCCGGCCGACTGGCCCATCCTCTCGCGGGTGATCAAGGATGTGACCCGTGGATCCGAGTCCNGCCACGAGTTCTGGAGCCTGATGTCGTCCCAGAACGGAGACTGGATGACCGGCTTCAACTCGGCGAAGGGCCTGGTCGATAGCGGCGATACGGCTGGCGCCATGAAATACATCAACGAGATGCCCCCGGCGAAGCGGGACTTCGTGCTGCTGCAACTGGGCGGCAATGCCCGCGACAAGGCTGGCCATCCCTTGGCCCGCGCCGCGGTGTTGAGCGCGACCATGAGCGGCATGGCGCAGCGCTTGCAGCAGGGCGATCCGAAGATCTTCAACACGCAAACGGGCACGCTTGACCCGGTTCCGCTCGATCCCCACCAGCGGCGCATGGCGGTGGATGCGCTGAACATGATGGCGCTGGCGGAGCAGCGGAATGCGCTGATCGCCGTCGGTGATCCGGGCTGGTCGAACAAGCAGCCGCTGCCGTTCGACAAGCCGGCATACGAGCTGGCCAAGGCGAGCCCGCAACTGCCGAAGATCCTCGATCAGATCCTTCAGACGACCGCGCGGGACCTGATCGTCTCCACGCCCGATGCGAACGGGGATGCGCACCCGCACATCATGACGGCCGCCGAGTCCTATAAGGGGTGGTCGCGGGGCGCGAACCTGATCCACCAGCTTAAGGACGGCCAGATCGCGAACTACCTCACCCAGCATGCGGAGCAGGGGCGACCCGGCCTTGTGCGGGCTCTGGAGAAACCTGTCCCGGTGAAGTAAGGTCCCCTCCGAACGCCGGAGGGTGCCTATGCCGCTTGAACGCCTGGAAGACGAGCCGCGCCAGCCGCTGCGCCTGCATGTGGTCCCCGAAGCCGCGCCCCCCGCCCCCCGTGCGCCGCGGCCGCCGATCGATGAGCAGGTGCTCCAGGTGATCTCTGCGCTGAGCGCCGTCCTGGCCGTGCGGGCGATCATGGCCCTGGCCGTCATCGGCGCCGGCCTCTTGGCCTATCTCGCCATCACCGCCACCGCTGATCGCGCGATCTGGGTCTTCGGCCTCTACACCGTCACGGTGCTGGGACCGCTGATCTGGCTGGCCCAACGACGGACGTAGCCATGAAGTCGGGGGAAGAGGACCAGAAGCGCCACGACTCCCGGAGCAACTCGGTGTGGCTGCGCGCCACAGGCGAGCGTACTGACGACCGACCCGCCCCCCAGCGAAAGCAAACCGCCCCCCAGCGGCAGACGAGGAAGACACGCCAGTCCGGGAGGCAGTAGATGCCCTCATTTCCACACACGTTCGGTGCCCTCGCGGGCGTCATCCCGCTCTCGTACCTGGACGACAACTTCGCGGCCTGCGCTTTCGCCAGCGACCTGACAGCCACGAACGCCGTCGTCGCCGCGCTGCCGGGCACCGCGGTTCCCCTGAAGCCCCTCGCCGGCGGCACTGCGGGCTCGGGCGCTACCCTGTCCAAGGTGGACCACCAGCACCCGCCGCAGTCCGCGGCGCCGAACCTTCAGACCGGCACGACCTACACGCTCCAGGCCTCGGACGACGGCGGGGTGGTGGACATCGCCAATGCGGCGGCAATCACCGTGACCCTGCCGCAGGGGCTGTCGGTGGGCTTCTCCTGCATGGTTGTGCAGTCCGGCGCCGGGCAGATCACTTTCGTGGGCTCTGGCGGCGCTATCCTCCGGCAGCGATCGAGCCAGACGAAGACCGCTGGCCAGTGGGCCGGGGTGACGCTCGAGATCCGCGCCAACGTCGGCGGGACGGCGGCGGAGTACGTCCTCATCGGTGACATGGCGTAATGTCGCTGCCGGCGCTCCTCGCCGATCTGCTCAGCACCACGGCCACCCTGGCTCTGGTTCCGCCCCTCTTTGGGGTGACGGCACCCCCACGAGGCGCCAGCAAGATCGTCACATGGCTGTGCGTTGCTGGCGGCGGGGGTGGCGCTCAGGCCGCCGTCGTCGGCGGGGGCGGAGGCGGAGGCGGCGTCCAATCGGGCGCTCAGATCTTCACGCCCGGCACGTACACGATCACAGTCGGCGCAGCCGTCGCGGCGGCCACGAACGGCAACAACTCCTCCATCAGCGGGATCGTCACTTCTACTGGTGGCGGCGCTGGCGGGACGGCTGGCGGCAGTGCGGGTGGCTCGGGAGGCGGTGCAGGCGGCTCCGGCGGCTCCGGCGGTGCTGGCACGGGTGGCCAGGGCTTTGCCGGTGGTGCTGGTGCGGGCGGCGGCCAGGCTGCGGGCGGCGGCGGCGCGGCGGCAGTCGGCGGCACGTCGGGCTCGGGAGGAAATGGTGGCGCTGGCGCCACATCCTCAATCAGCGGCTCTCTCCTGACCTACGGCGGCGGCGGTGGTGGCGGCGCGAACACCTTCACCGGCGGCGCCGGTGGCGTCGGCGGCGGCGGCGCCGGTGATACTGGCGGCGGCGGCGGCGGCGTCTCCGGCACGAACGGCCTCGGCGGTGGTGGTGGTGGCGCGACCAACAGCGGCGGCGCGGGCGGCGGGGGCCGCGGGGTGGTGGTGATCAGCATCATCACCGGCGCCTTCACGCCATCCACCACGGGCTCGCCTACGATCACGACATCCGGGCCGAATACGATCTACACCTACAACAACAACGGGACCTTCGTGGTCCCGTAGCCAACCGGCCGATCTGAGGTTATGGTCCGCCATCTCTCGCGGGGGCGAACATGGCGAACATTGCGGGCCAGAAGATCAGCGGGGCGGTGTCCGCCACTGGCGTCACTGGCATCTTCCAGCCGATCGCCAACAAGCCGTTCAACGTCGAGATATTCGGCACCTTCGTGGCGACCGTCGCGGTCGTGCGGTCCTTCGACAATGGCGTGACCTGGCAGCCGGTGCTGAAGCCGGACGTGACCACCGCGGCCTCCTTCACCGCGCCCGCCAACTACGTGGCCTTCGAGCCGGATGCCTCAGTGCTCTGGGCACTCTCGGTGACCTGGACCTCCGGCACCTCGGTGCAGTTCAACATCGGGTCGTAAGATGCCCCTGATCGGAAGCGACGGGCAGCAATCTCCGCCGTGGCGCGGGCCTGGCGCCTGCGGGCGGCGGCATTGTGAGCCCGATCCTCGCGCCTGTCCTGGACGGCATCCAGGGTTCGGCCGCCTCCAAGTCAGTGGCCTTCAACTGGGCCTATGGGTCTATCAACTCGGTCGCGAACAGCGGCGTCACCACCATCAACGTGGGCACGACAAACCCCGCCGGGTCTGCGGGTCCAGTCGCGGCAACTGACAAGCTGATCGCTGTCGTGGTTGTAAGCATGACCATCGGCACGGACCCCGGCGTGATCACGGTCACCGGCTTCACGATGTTCTCCGAGGTGTGGAACGCCACGTTTAAGACGCGCACTTGGCTGGGCTACCGGGATTCCAGCAATGGTCTCGTGGGCGGCGAGACCGTCTCCTACGCGGCGTCGTGGACCAACGCCTCGCGAGGAGCCTCGTGGGGTATCGCCAACTACGGAAATGCGGCCACGGGATCGCCGGTCAACACGCAGCAGGACAACGCGGCGTTCTCCACGAACATGACCTCTCCGAGCATCAACGCTACGACCGCCAGCGACCGGCTGATCTGCACAGTCTCAGAGTTTGGCGGCAACCCGCCCTATGCTGGCCCCGCGCCCATGAACACGCGCTTCAATGTCGGCACCAACTCCAGCGACCGGCCCGAGATCATCATCGCGGACCAGCAGCTTTCGGCCACGGGCGCGACAGGAACGCGGACCTCCACTGCCGGTGGATCGGTCCAATCGCAAGGCAACTCCCTCGTCCTCACCCCGGCATAGATGCGCTGGACATGCACCCGCTCGCTGATAGGTTGTCGCAGGACCGCGGGGGCGCGACTGTGCAGCATTCAGACTATGGGTCGGGGCGTGGACGGTGAGTATGGGAACCGCGCAAGCCCGGCGCGCTTCCTTCGCAATGGTTGTGCCCAGCGCACCAGAGTGGGATCGATTTCAGCCCCGTCGCGATCCGTGGTGGATGGTCATCATGGCGGGTGACGACGACGCGATCCGCACCCTTACGCGGGAAGTCGCGCTCCTCGAGGGCCAGCAAACCGCACACGAGAAGGTCTGCACCGAGCGCATGGTGCGGATCGATGAGCGCCACAACACGATGTCGCTGGACCTCGGCACGGTGAAGTCCGACGTGAAGGCGGTGCTGTTGAAGCTGGATGCCGTCGTCACCCGCAACTCCGCCACCGCCTGGAAGATGAACTGGAAGGCGTGGGCGCTGGCCGGCGCGCTGATCTCATCCTTGGTCGGCGCCTTGGCCTGGGAGACGGGCCAACTCCTGCACGTCCAGTACGCCGCGGTCCACGGCTCGCCTACGCACTGAGGCTGTGATACGGAAAGCTCTCCGGCCGGGGGGCTTCCATGACCGATACTGGTCCCGCAATCGTCATTCCGCCCAAGGTGTCCCGCTTCAGCCGTATGCGCGGCTGGCTGCCGCCGTGGCCAGATGCCCGCGGCTGGGTGATCTTCGGGTTCTTCTTCCTCGAGCATGAGCTGATGCACATGATCGGCGACGACGGGACGCTGCTCGCCAACTCCGCCTTCATGCAGTTCGCGGGGATGATCACCACCGGCGGCGTCCTGCTGATCGCCAGCAATATGTTCGGCGGCACGAAGGCCGGCGCTGAGATGAACGCCCGGGTCGGAGACGCGCTCACGAACCTGGCCGGATCCAAGGACGGCAAATGACCGCGCTCTCGGCCCACTTCTCGCTCGAAGAGATGACGATCACCTCGCATCGGGATCTGGACAACACGCCGTCCGCCGAGATCGTCACGGCGCTCACCGACACCGCGCAGCACATGGAAGCCGTCCGCACGCTCCTGGGGCAGCCGATCCACGTCAACAGCGGCTACCGCTCCCCAGCCGTGAACAAGGCCGTCGGCGGCGCCGCGAATAGCGCCCACATGAGCGGCCACGCCTGCGACTTCATCTGCCCGGCGTTCGGATCGCCCTTGGCCATCTGCCGAGCCCTCGTGGCGTCAGGCATCAAGTTCGACCAAGTGATCGAGGAGGGGACCTGGGTCCACATCTCCTTCGCGCCGACGTGGCGCCAACAGGTGCTCACGAAGAACCCCGCCGGCGGCTACTACACCGGACTGCCGCCGGCATAACCCCCGAAAGGAACCGCCCCCATGTCCGACTTCACCCGCTGGATGCGCAACACCTTCCCCTTCGCCTACACCCCGCTGGCCGCGGCCGCTGCTCGAGCGGCGTCGTCCACCCAGCCGGCGTCGCAAGATCTCGGCAAGCAGGTGCTCGCTGTCGTCGCCACGGCCGCTGTCGATGCCGGCCAGTCCATCCAGTCCGGGAATTCTGCCATGGCCGCGGGAAGCTCCCTGATCGCCGATCTCGAGAACGGCGCCAACAACCTCGCCGCGGCCTATGTTGAAGGCCTCGTGGCCGGTGTGCCGATCGCCGGTGAGTTCATGGCGCCGGAGGCCAAGAAGGTCGTACTGGTCGGCCTCGAGTTCGGCGAGCAGCACCTGCACAACATGATCGCCGCGCTCTTCGCCAACCATAAGGCTGCTGTGATCGCGGCGCCGGTGCTTCAGCCTGTCAATGCACCGGCGCCGATTGCGAGCGTCAGCGGATCCGCGGACACCACCGTCTCGGCGCTCAACGGGTAGCCCGATGGCGAGCGCATTGGATCAGGCGCTTTGATGCATCCCCGACGAACCTGAAATATCGTGATGCTGCGGCCTTGCAGAACTACTTCGCGGCCCGCGAGGCTGGGAATACACTGGTCCTGCCACGCAGCCCCCCGGTGAAGCCCTAGCCCGCGCGCTACGGCCGCGCTATCCTACCGCACCGTCGAGCCCCCACGACGTGTGCCCGGGCCCCCGCAGAATCCTCTCCTGGCTGCGGGGGCCCTTCTATATCAGGAAGGACCCCCACCATGAGCGAACCCACCACGGCGCCCGAAGCGCCTCTCTCCGTCGGCTTGGACATCGGGGCGGCCATCAAGTGGCTGCGCGCTGGTGGCCGCGTGCGGCGCGCCGGCTGGAACGGGAAGGGCATGTGGCTCGCTTTCCAGACCCCGGACGAGCACTCGAAGATGACGCTGCCCTACGTCTACATCGAATATCCGGCTGGGCACCCGGCCTATCCCGACGGCTCGAGGTGCCCGTGGCTGGCATCCCAGACCGACCTGTTGGCGGAGGATTACGAGGCCTTGCCCCGCGCCGACGCCTAGCCCCCAACGAAGGATCTGACCATGGATGACAGTCTACAGGCTCAAGACGACGCGGCCGCCAAGGTCGCCGTCGCCCCTCGGGTAACGCTCGAGGACATCGAGGCGAGGATCGCCAGTGAGAACTACATCAACGCCGGAGAGGCGATCGCCGCTCTTGGCCAGCCGGTCCCCATCAACCTCGAGCATCTGGCAAAGCCTGACGTGCCGTTCGGCCCGGCTCACCTCCTGACCATCTGCGTGCTGGTGCTGAAGAACGGGTTCACCGTCACCGGCGAAAGCGCATGCGCCAGCCCGGAGAATTTCAACCGGGAACTGGGGCAACAGATCGCCCGGCGCAACGCGCTGGAGAAGGTCTGGATGCTCGAGGGCTATTTGCTCCGTGAGCGCTTGTCGTCCGGGAATCGCGCGGCTACATAAGCCTCTGGTCTTCGGCGCTTTCCTGATCGGGTCGGCGCAGAGGTCTAGGCAGGAAGCCGGTGGGGGAAACCTCGCCGGCTTCTTTCGTTTCAGCCGAAGGGCGCTGTGAAGAACCCTGACTGCGGGCCGCGGACTTGATCGTAGACCGCGCGCAGCAACTGCTGGTTCATGTCTTGGGCGCCCGGCGCATCGGTCTCGTAGACGTAGTGCTTCGCCAGCGCTTGGGCGATCTCGTAGACCCGCAAAGCCATCTCGATCGCCTCGATGCGGCCGCGGTGAGCCGTGATCTGCCCATCGATGACTTGGGTCAGGCGGTTGGTCTCGCCCTCCTTCACCTTCAGGCGCTTCTTGAACTCGATGGCGCGCTCGATCTGGCGCTCGGTCTTCACCTTCTCGCCACGAGCTGCCTGCGCCTCCTGCGTCATCTCGGACTTGATGCTGATCAGGATGTCCACGGCCCGGGGATTGACGGACTCGTTGGCCATGACCGCCGCCAGCTTCTGGGCAAGGATCGTGAGCGCCTGCGACTCCTCGAGGTTCTCCGGAGCATCGTTGATCTGGCCGGTGGAGTCGTACTTCTCCCGCTTCAGCGGATCCGACAGGACCATGAAGGCGCGCTGCACCTTGTCGAAGTCCTCGCGCTTGCCGCCGGCGTCGGGGTGCGTGGCCTTCACCTTCCGGCGATGGGCTTTCTTCACCTCGGCGTCGGTGGCGTCCGGCTCGAGTCCGAGATCCTCGTAGAGCCCCATCTTCATTGTCCTCTGTCTGCTGTGCTATAGGTGCCCGGCATCCAGACGGGGGTCCAGATGGCCGGTCTTCCAAAATCACCCGCGCTGCGAGTTCCCGGCGTCAGATCGNGCATGGTGAGCAGCGCCGCCCATGTCGCCCATGNTCGCCGCCAAGCCACTGGCCTGCCGGGCCTGCGCCCAGCGCCGGGCTTGGACACCCAGGTCTCGCCCACCGGCCCCGATGTGCCCAAGGGCATCCCGAACG